GGGGGGAAAAGGCACAATCCCCCCCCAGCCATTACCGCCGCCCCATCCGCTGCCGCCGTCCGAGTTTGCCGGAACTACGGGCATGTTCATAGGAATACCGTCACCATTCAAACTCATAGTTTTCTCCTTTCGTAGATTTTGAAATTTATCTCAATCGTGCGCACGAATTGAAATCTTAATTATCCAAGAAGCTGTTGAAACTGGCTTGCCGCCTGTTGTAGCTGGTTCAACTGCTGCTGCGAGATTTTCCCAGACTGTACCAGCTTTTCAACCTCCGCCCTCGGGTCTCCCTGAAAGCTCTGCTTGAACTGTTGAAACTGCCGCACCATATTTTGAAACTGTCCCATCATTCCGGGCATCTGCCCGCCGCCGAGTGCATTAAACAGTGGGTTCATTGTCTGCCTCCTTCACCTTTCTAACGGGCTTGACGCTCAGAGCCGCCACCTTTGCCGCCAGCTCGTCAAAATCCTTGCGGGTCACGTATTCCACCGTAGGCACTGTTTGCGGCGCTGTGGGGATCACGGGGGCTGTAGAGCGCTCTACGAGGTCATACGTTGTCATTGCCGGTTTACCGCTTGCGTCGGCTTTCTTCACATACACAACCGGCGCATTCATGTCCCAGAGCGTGACGGCGTTATTCGGCGCGACGATAAATTCGTTTGCCGCCTTTTCGTTCGGAACCCAGATGATAGACTGTCCCCCGCTCGGTTGCTGTGGCTGAGGTTGTGGAGTCGGATACTGCATCGACGGCGCAGGCTGATACTGTGGACGCATCATTGGTTCCTGCATCATGGGCGGTTGATTGTAAATCGGCTGCTGATACACATAAGGCTGTTGTCCGAACATCATTTATCCTCCTTTTCCCAGTAGAACAGCGGGATTTCGTTCCCGGAATTCCAGCTATCGAAATACTTTCCGTCCTCTACGCACACTACGTGGCTTGATAGAGCGAGTACATACACACCGCGCGGATGGTCTCTTGCGAATTCCTCGACCGTATAGCAGTCCGGGCATGTGTTCGGCACAACGTTCCGGGTAAATCCCTGCTGCCGGAGGTACGCACCCCAGACACTGTTCGCCGACGGCATGTCCCCCATTTTCAGACCCTGTAGGCAAAGCCCGACGTATGTTTCATCCCAGCTCTTTCCCGTTGCCTTCGCAATTGCCCGGACGGTACAGTCTCCAACTTGTTTCCCTTCCGGGTTTGGATTGAAATAAGAAAAGCCCATACCGAACACTCCTTTGATGTGTCCAGTATGGGCTTTTTACTATTTTCCTGTGCCTCAGTTATGCATCAGTTTTGCTCAAATAAATATGTGGCAATCCAGCCGCGTATCAGTTCGTTTGGCGTCGTGCCGTTGGCCCTCGCTGCGGTCTTAAAGTTTTCCGCGATCTCCCGCTTGAGTTTGCAGGAGATCACGGACATGTTTTCTGCATCCCACTTGTCGCGGGTGCGCTTCTGCGCTTCCGTCGGCATCAGTAGCAGGGGTTCTCTTTGCTGAGCTCCCACTCTTCGCCATACTTGGCTTCGTGACGGGCCTCATACGCAGTAAAAAACTCCTGATCGGTGCATGGCGCAAGTTCCACGTGGAGATCTTCACGGATGTCATCATCCATCAGTGCAACCGCCGCGTCAAAGTTGATTTCTGTACCGTTTTTGTTGATTACCATAGCCATTTTTAAACCCTCCGTAATTTGTATTTGGTTTATCTCTATGGTCTCATTATATACGGTATTACCGTATATGTCAAGGGCTTTTCAAAAATTTTTATAAAAAAATAAGCGCCGAGAAACCGGCGCTTATCTCAGTTATACAGTTTGTTGGATGTCCGCTGCATCTCCCGCACGATACCGGGAAGCCGCCTCTGTACCGTAGCGCGGCCAATATACAGCTCTGTCGCAACGTCAACCTGTGGGAGCTTATCCACAAAGTAGAGCTGCGCGATCTTTGCGTCTTCGCGGCCGAGATTCGATTGGTAAATAACCGTCTCCATATCCCGGCGCATCAGTCCGCCAAGCTCCGGCGGTAATTTGCATCTGGCTTGTGGAGCCATAGCCCCGCCCCCTTACTCCATCGCCTTTGCGAGCTTTTTGAGAAGATCGTCACCGTACTTGTATCCGGCGAGGTAATCGATCGTGCTGTCTGTAAGACCGGCCTTCTGCTTGATGGTCTTCTTCGCCTCCTCGACGGCCTCGTCGACCTTCACGGTGTCGTACTCGACCCACGGGAGCTTTCCGTGCTTCTGCCAATTGCGGGCGTGGTAGCCTGCTTTCGTGCCGATGTTCTGGACGGCGGTGATCTGTGCGCCGTTGTCCAAGATCGGGGTGCATTCGACCGCCAGACCGTCACCGATGTACATGCCCCAGTGGCCGGGCATCCAGAGACCTTCGCCGGGAATGAGCTTGTCCCAGCCGATGCCGGACACGGCGTAGCACTTGGCGATCATGCCGTCGGCGGAGACATCCGGCACGCTGTTCGAGGCGTACCTTGCACCGCCGTAGTAAGCGTTTTTGTTGCCGTTCCAGCCCCAGAGAATGCCCTTCGTGAGGTTCACGCAGTCAAAGCCAAAATAGCCCTTGCCGATAAGATTGCGCAGATACGTGACTCTGCCGCCGGTGTACCAGTCCGGGTACTGGGCGGATTTCTCGTCAATGATCGTCTCGCCCACGGGAGCGCCGAAGCAGCCCCACATGTAGACGGTCTTGTAATTCTTCGCAACGACAATGTGCCTGCGCACAAGCTCGGATGCTTTCATCATTTCTTTTCGACCTCCTGCGGCGTACTCGCACTGTCAAGCACATCCTGCGTCTTCTGGGACTGGGTCCCGAAATAAAACGCGATAATGACGGCGTAGATCGTCATAAAGTCCTGCGAGATCTTACCGGCTACAGACATGTACGCAAACACGCCCGTCAGGACCAGCGTAACCAGAGACTTGACGCTGAGCAAATTGCCCAGCCGCTTTTTAATGTTATCCATATGTACCCCTTTCATTCTACCGGTTCATTTTTCTTTGCGAATACTCGTTTAAATGCCAGCAGGCCCAGCTCTGTTACTGCCGCGCCCCCGGCGTAGCCGAGCACGTCGGACAGGTCGACCGACGTACCAAGCTCCGGGTTGCTTCCGACTGCGATAAGGACAGCGATGGTTTTAAGCGCGCACGCCCAGATCAGCACCATCGTCAGGAGTCTGAGCAGATAGATGACGATGGTGCGCGCCATCTCGCCTTTGCTCCACTTGCCTTTTACCCGCATATCCGCCTCCCGTTTTATTGCGCGATGCTATGCTCGCACTGCGCCTCCAGCTGATGCAAAAACTTTTTTACATCGCCGTTTCCGCCCAGCTTGACGTATTTCTGCCCGGCAATCAGGCGCTCTGCCATCGGCATCTCCTCGGACATGATCGTCAACCGCAGGATTGCAAGATACTGCTCGTCCTGATGCTCCTGCATTTTGCCGAGCTTTTTGTCGATCTCTGCAAGGTGCGTATCCTGCGTCGTGGTCTTCCCGCGCTTTTTCTGTATCGCGCTGACGACGGCATTGACGACCGCCGTCAGCGCGGACGAGCCGAGCACGGCGCAGACGAGGGTAACGATGATGGTCTTGGTGTCCATGTGTTCTCCTTTCTCGCCCTCGGGCGGCTGTTATCCTTCTACATCCCATGCCTGCGGATACTCCGCGAGACTATATGCTGTGTCCTGGTTAGCTTTGGTGAACTTTCCGCCCTGCACTGCCCATTCTCCCGCCTTGTAAATATCGTGCGCGCCCGTCGGATGGACAAACTGCCGTGCCGTCTCGCGCGATGTCCCGTGATATGGCTTGTTGAACGTGTACCAGGCAGTCTTCCCCGGCGCGATATCCGGATAGACCGCGTTGTCATACGCCTGAAAACAAGTCCACGGCTCTCCATCAACAAGGAACGTTTCACCCACTGTGTGCTTTCCCGCCGTCCATTCCGGGTACAGTGCGGAACACCGGATGATCTCGTCTGCTGTTTCCAGCTTCACATCCTTCATCAAAAACTGCACCGCGTATGCTATAGACGCATCCAAGTCGTATTCTACCGGCTCCTGCGCCATCGGCTGCGGCAGTGGAATATTGGTAAGCACCCAGAGCCCATCTGTAATTTCCTGCCGGAGATAATCTGCCGTGTCGAATGTCTGCATCTGGAAGCCATTGTTCGTGTAGACCGCAATAGACCCGGACAGAGCAGAAACGCCAGCCAAGCTTGCACCCTCAAACCGTACCGTCCCATCTGTGCGCGTCACGCGGATATTCGGGTACTGTATAGACTGATTTGTAATGTACATTCTGATCTCCTATCCCATCGTGATATCGCAAATATAGTATGAGCCGCTGTTATTGGTTTTTCTATCGAATGCAATGGCTGCGTTCCCGGTCACCTTCAGTGCGTACGTTCCGATCCCGGCCATCACCAGTTCCCCATTGAGAGTTATCTTGCAGCGGGTCTCATTACCGCCTACATAGACGTCAACTGTCGCGTCCGGCTTCACTTCTACCGTTGCCGTCGCCGTATATTTCGTTTCTCCAATTGTCGCATATGCGTTTTGGGGACTAAGATCGCCGGATATATCCACTGTGAAGTGTTCCGGGGTCGGAAGACCTCTTCTCAAAAACATTCCCATAACGGCCTCCTAAAAGCAAAAGCAAAACGCCGTTCTAGTCGCCTCGGAGGTTATGCCTTTGCTGGATGGGGTACCCAAAATGCTAATCGCATAGACATTACTTCCGCCGGCGCGTGTCCGTGTCCACCATGCTACTTCTCCCCCCGCCATTTGCTTTACGCTATAAAGCTGATGGGAATAGTACGCATACTGCATACCTTCGGCAGCGTCTACGCCGGAATTACCAGGTTGTCCGACCTCCACTACCGACGGGAGAAACAATTTATCTGCTGTTGTATCGATACTTGAACCGTGTTTCGTCAGCTTGGTTACCTCTCGAATCCCGCTTTGTACCTCTGCCGGCATAAGCGCAAGGATCGCCGGAAGCGTTTCCGTCCGCATAATGCTATCGATCCACGCAGAGCCGCCGGTGATTCCGTATCGTCCCGCCGCATAACAGTCGTGCAGCTGGAGTGTCAGCGGTGCCTTGCCCGAGCCATCCGCGTAATCATCATGGTTCATGCCGATAATGTCGATTCGGTATTCTGCGCCGTTAATCGTCATGTTCTTCCAGTCATGCACCTTCCACTCTTGCGGGATTTGCTTACTCTGGCAGGCCGCTATGATCTGCGCCCACGACCACCCGGCAAACCCTACCGGCTTTTCGATCCATCTAGGGCTTCTTCCGCTCATCCAAATACCACCACCTTAATTGGAATGTTGATCTCCGGTGGCGCGCCGATGCACTGCGCGGTCAGACTGTTCGCACCTGTCGTAAAGTTACTGACGCGGGAGAACCCCGTCAGAAGTGCGCTGTCTGCGTCCTTGTCCATCCCGGAAAGTGCAACGTCCCACTGCGGGTCAACATCGTAGGATGCCTTTAGCCCATCTATCGTGATCGTCTGCGCCTGGTAGCCGTGCGAATCCGCAGCCCAGCCCGAGGCGAGAAGCGTGCCGGTGTACTGTTTTATGTTCATAGGCTCATACACTCCTGTAATCAGCTCGCCCGCCGCGTTGTGCGCCGTCGCGCCCTTGAGAAGTGTCTCCGGCGTTACGGTGTCGGCGGTCAGGTCAAGCTTGATTTCGCCGTTCAGGGCGACTTTGTTGACTGCCATCTCAGCCTCCGATCTGGAGCGTCTGCCCTCCTGCGGCGTTGTCGGTGTAGGTGACGGGAATCGCCGCGACAGTCACCTGCGACAGATAGTCATACGTCTCATCCGGCGTCACGACCTGCTCGGCAAAGCTCGGCGTGACGTTCTTGTTCGCCTGTGCCTTGACCGCCTCGCCGCCGTAGCTGCCCACCACGCCGAGAATGGTAATGCCGGACTTGATATTGCCGGGAATGATTTTTGCTTTTTCTGTCGCCTTGATGCGCGCTTTGCCGGAGCCGTCGTGGAAGCCCATTGCAATTGTCGGCTCGTCTTCCGCATCGGCAATCTCGAGCGTCTTTGCGCCGTTGTCCGGCATGGTGCCGGTCAGCTTCGAGCCGCGCGCGTAGAATGTCTTGCCCTTCAGAACCTCCGCAACCGCAGCGTCCGCGTCCTGCGAGTTTACGTCAAATTCGTTCGTGCCGGTGATCGGCGCGCCGGACTTGTCGTGCGCGGTGACGCCCTTTTTGAGATCACTCGCGACAATGGTGTCGCCCGACAGGTCGAGCTTTACCTCCGTTCCGACGATCAGTTTGTTTACATACTTGTTTGCCATATGCTCACTCCTAACTGTTCATATACTCGTCGCCCATGATGAGCGTCAGCCCACCGGCGGCGTTGGATACTTCGTACTGTGGAATCTTTGCAACGTTCACGTCGCGGGACAAAAGCCGGTTTCTGGTCGGCAAGACCACCGGCTCGTAAGTCTTCGGCGTTACGTCGTATACGCCCTCATAGGGCTTGCTATCTCCAGTGTAAACCACCTTCGCCGGGGCGATCTTCATCTTGATCTCCGGCTGGGAAAGCGTCATTTTAATCATATCCCGCCTCCTTCAAGAACTTTTTCGCGTCCGTCTGCACGATTTCAGCCGCCATCGGGTTTCCGTCGCCATCTGTTAAGGCAAGCTGTAGCCTTACGGTGCTTGCTTGCAGCCGCATCGCGTCTGCATACGGGATTTTTACAAGCAGGTGCGTTTCGTCGACTACTGTAGGTTCATACTGGAAGAAGGAACATCCCTGCCTCACGTAAAACTCAATCTTCGTCGCTTTCGTCAGGTCAGTTCCCTCTACTTCCACCGATAAAGCGTTCGCGATTTTCTGAAACACTTAATCACCCCCCGCTCTGCTGTGATTCAAATACATCCAGTTCGTTCTTTGCCTTGATGAACGTCGTCGTGTCGTCCGAAAGCGAGATGGTAGGCAAGAGGCGCGAATCATATGTGTAATCGTGATACGCCACACCGCCTTTGTAAGATGCCGTCGCCGTCATTCCCTGCAATGCCACTGCGGTAATCGCAGTAGTTGGTACAGTAGCTTGGTTGAACCCATCGTTTGGGCTGGACGTTGTCCAAACTTCTGTTTGCGTTGCAACCAGTAATGTTGATTCCGATGCAGATGCGTAACTTACGCAGGTAGTTGCCTGTTTGTTCTCTCCGGTAACAATAGAAGAACCCCAGTTTGTGAGATTTTCGGAAGAATAAACAGTCGACACTGGTCTATAAAATATTCCCGAACTGCTGTTGTACTGCGAATAGTAAGTCCCCAAAAAATAATACTTTCCAGATAGGAACACAACTTCTGACGCTGAATAACGTTTCATGACTACTGATTTGACAGGAGTTTTTATTTTCGTGAAGCTGGTTTCACTCCCATTTGCAACGTGCAGCTCTACATCACCGCTAAAAGAACTTCCAGTCTCCTGTCGGATTGCCGAAAGGAACCATTTTCCATTTGCGCTCGAGAACTTATATCCGAAAAATTTATTCCCGCTGATATCGTTAGTTTTCGTAATCATCGAATACTGCCAGCTACCAGAATCCAAAGGCGCATCCGAAAGAACCACATATGTTTTATCGGAATATTCGTCCGTGGAGCCTCCGTATCTTTCTATTGCAAATCCAAATTTCCCGTTACATTCAGCGATTCCGAAGAATCCGGTACCGTCTTTGCTATCTGATGGGAGTGTAACGCCCACCTGCGTCCAGCTTGTGTTCCCTTTTTCTCGAACCGCAATCTTGACGTTTATTCCGACACGGTATGCGCACACGCAATAATCGTCAGATACTGCGAGCGAGCACATTATGCCTTCGTATGTAGTTTCGCTTCCTGTAAACGTCGCCTCTTCGGAAAACGTTCCACCAACCGCGCTGGATTTCAAAATCTTGAAATTGCTACCAACCTGCGCACAAACAAACCACATCCCATCAAAATACACTGTATTTGAAACACTTTTTGCATTGTAAGATGTCGGAAACGCATTCGTATCCCACGTTACCGCACCGCCCGTATTTCTCAGCACAGAACACAACTGCGGGTAGTTCTCAAACGTCACTGTGCTCCCGTCGCACTTCAACCACGCATCCCCCAAACTCTGCGCGGGGCTCGTCCGGATGGTGCTGATGGGTACGATGCGGTCGACCATGTGCCGGAATGCGTCGTCGACAAGCGGGTTCGCATACGGCAATCTGAGAAAGCGCCCCGTGGAATCTTGGAGCATTGTGCGCGTATTAAATGGCGTGCCGGTATCGTCCGGGTCGTCTGCACGCGTCATGTCGTAAGTATCTGTCTGTCCGGCAACGGGCTTGAGCTTTACCCGCCCCGGGTGCTTACTTGTTCGGTCTTTCATGTTATCCCCCCATGTCTCCTGCGTATAGTTCCTCGTCCGCGTAAACCCAGCCGACCTCCCGACTCTCCAACACGTCATCTACGGCGATGATCGTCTTTTCGATGTTGTTCGCGCCTTCCCAGTCTAGGTCGTTGATTTTTGCCGGAGGGCGCGGGGCAGGATTGACAACTGCGTCGTATACGGCGTTCGCGGATTCGATATAAGCGTCCATAACGTCTTTGTCGAGCACTTCGTCAGAACCATAATCTTCCCGCACTTCTGCCGGAACATCGATACTGTGCGTTCTCAGCCTGTCGCGGATGGTGATAAGTGCCGTGCCGACGCGGTTCAGGTCAGACGCTTTGTAAGAGCCTTTCAAGCCAGCTTCAAAGTCTGCCTTTTCCTGCTCCGTGAAGTCGCTCCACAGCTTCTTGTAAAGCTTCTCAGCATAGGAAGCGTCAGCCTGCGTCCGGTCGGTGATTAAGGTTTTCATAATTCTCATGCAGAAGCCCCCGTTCCGACGATGTCGCACTCAGCCGCCGCGATGCCGCTCAGTTTGATGGTCATGCTCGTTATCGTCCCGGTAATGTGATCATCCCACGGAGTTGTGGTGTCTACATAGTCACCGGGAAGCTCCTTGTCCATGACGATCTGAACGCTGTGCGTCTGCCGCCGCATATAATAGTCAAAGACGTGCTGCGTTACCGCTGCAACATTCGTCGAGTTGACAAGCGTCGCGTCCTTGACCTCGATGACATTTGGCTTTGTGGATGCCGTAATGTTCGGGTTCTGTTTTACCGTGACCGCCGTCGTATGGAAATACTTTTTCCCGCCAACTTCAACCGTATCGCTTCCGCTTCCGGACGTGCTGTACGTGTGCGCGGTAACTCTTACCTCGGTCACGATGGCGGACTGGCTGACCTCTCCGCCGACGTAGAGACGGTTCATAGGAATCTCCGTCGGTGTTTCCTCAGACAGCCTCCATACCTTCACGTTTCCTGTTCCGCTGGTGTCCACAACAGCCCGAAGCGCAAACGCCACCTGCTGCAAAGCTTCCCTTCGCGTGCAATCAGGAATGTATCCTGTCAGCTTCTCTGTCTGTAGTTCCTCCGAAAGCTCCAAGACGAAATACCCGCCGAGGATGCTTTCTAAAACCGTTTTCGCGTTGGCGTTGGAATAAACAACAGCTGGGAATGGGTCTTCGTCCAGAATCCCCAAAGCGTCGATGCAGGAAACGTTGTATACATTTTTGCTTACGCGGGTAGATTCGTCGATGTAAAACGTGCCGATTTTCGTCTTTCCGTTGTACGCATAAACGGGCTGCTTCTCTTGGAAAATAAAATCAATATCTTCCATGCTGTCCAACGTGAAGTCCAGCGTGTTAATCGCCAGCTCGTCGGATATGATGTTCAATTCCTCGGTCGCCTCAACGCTCCGAAGCTCCTGCCGCTCGAACTCTCGAACAATGCCGAAAAGGATAAGGGATATCTTGATTGGTCGGTTTGGCAGATTCGTTTTGTTGAACTGAATCTTGATTTTGTTATACAGTTCCACAGTTTTCTCGCAGAAGTAATTTCCGCTGTTCGGGAAGAACTGCTGTGTGGCCAGCTGCGTTGTTCCGTTGTACCACGTGATATTCAGGTCGCTGCAATAGTCCCCGGTTTCCCCGTCAAATTTGAAGTAGATTCCGAGAGACGTAAACTGCCCGTCAAGCGAAATCTCAATAGTAGGCGGCGTATCGAACGTGCAATCCGCCTTGCTTCTCGGCGTAGACCAGAAGCCAACCGGCTCAGAAGCAGGCTTTACTTTTCGTGTGCCGTTCAGCACCCATTGATTCTGCTCCGTCGTTGCAATTGGTCCCTCGAATGCCCCGAAGGGCAGAAGCGAGGTTTTTGAAATACCCATAGCCTCGCTTGCTGTCACACTCGCAGCCGCCGCAGAACCGACCGCAACGTCTTCATACACAACTTTTACACTCATAGCGGCGTCCTCTTCGGCTTCATCGCAACAAAATTAAATGTAAGGTTTCCCCATTCGTTCTTCTGCCCGTAAGCTGTCAAAAGTTCATCGTCTCCGTTTGCAACATACGCATCAAAGGTCAATGTACCTTGTGCATACGGAACGGTGAGGGAATGGCTGTCGACCGGAGCAGAAATTGCTTCGTAGAACCTGTCGTATTCCGCCGGGTCAGTTCCAACCGGGTCAAGCTCCACGCTGTAGTTGTAAAACGTGCCGATGATGTCGCGCACCATCGCGCCGGTCATCACGCGCCCCGCATTATCGCCGTCCAGAACCGCGAAAGAGCGTTTCAGACTGGTTACATGCAGATTCGGATACGCCGTGCCGTCGAGGGTCAAAACACTCGTCATGCTTTCACCCCCGCCAGCCTTACGCCTACACGCTGCGTCTCTTCGTTATTCGCCTTATAGACAGCCCGTGCAAACTCCCTGCCGTTGAGCTGCAAGATGATCGTCTGCGGCCGTCCGCCGGATTCGTTCATCGCCTGTTTGAATGCCTGCACCATTGTCTCAAGCGGCGTTTCGATGTTCGTTCCGCTCTTCTGGTCGCCAAGCACCGCCATAAACTCCCGGTTCGGTGGAATGACCGCACCTTCTGCCAGTCTCGGAAGCGCAACCTGACTGACGAGCGGAATACTGATGCCGAAGGACTTGCCGCCGATGATGGGAACCCAGTCTGGAATCTCAAAGTGGATGGTATTCAAAGCGGAAATCAGAAGGTTGATACCGTTGATAATGAAGTTAATTGCCGCCTCAATGATGGCAACAATGTTGTTCCAGATCCCCTTGAAGATCTCGGTGACACCCTGCCATGCTTTCGTCCAGTCTCCGGTAAATACACCAACAATGAAGTCAATGACACCCTTCAAGATGTCCTTGATGTTTTTGCATACATCTGAGACAAATTTCCCATATGTTTGAAATATTGATGCAAGCAGTGGGCTCTTGGATTGCAGCCATGTGATAAACATGTTCCACGCATCCTTGATGGAGTTTACAATCGCGTTCCACGTCTGCTTCATTCCTTCCCAGATCTGCTTAATGCCTTCTACGGCAAGCTTCATGTCTCCGGTGAATACACCCTTGAAGAACTTCCCGAAACCGTCTATAATATTCTTTAAGCCTTGAATCAGTTCTTCCCCATGTCCGGTGAAGGACACAAGCGCAACCAGCGCGGCGAGGAAACCTGCAATCAGAAGTGGAATCCAGCTGCCCGTCAGAAGTGAAATGCCGATACCAGCGGCAAGCAGCCCTGCGATGATCGTAAGCGTATTCACCAAATTAAATCCATTTTCGATAACGTCTTTGATACCGACAACCAGCATGGCAAGCCCGCCTACAACTAATGCAATTCCTGCCGCGATTGGCCCGAAAGCGATTGCAAGTCCAACTGCAAGCGCGGCAAGCCCTGCCAGCATCCCGAGGAAGTTTTGCAAATCGATTCCGTTATTCCAAGCATCCAGCCAGAAGTACACAAGCGCAAACGCACCGGCAACAGCAAGGGCGATGCCCCAAATTTTGCTCAGGTCGTTCGTGAATAAACTCGCGATTTTCCACGCAAGAAGCCCGGCTGCAATCGCTCCTACCAAGCCGAGAATATCGTGGAGTTTGTCCTCTGCCATGTCGAGATTCGAGAAGTCCGGCGCGATCTCCGTTGATGCCGCTCCGCCAGCGCCACCACCTGCCGCAGAAGCGGAATTGTCGGTTAGCTGGTTGATCTCGTCAAAGCTTGCCATGCTCTTGCTTGCGTCCTCCGCTGCAGAGCCGACACCTTCCAGCGCCTTTTGCTCGTCGTTCAGCCCTTGCGCGGCTGATTTCTGCGAAGACCAGCTTTTCCCGGACAGCATACCGAAGAACTTTGCGATTGCTGTAACAACCTGTGTCAGAATGTTCACAAGCTTCACAAAAACAGGAATCACGACTTGAAGAATCGGCTGCGCGAGTGTCAGAAGCGCCGCCTTGAGCCGCGCCACAGCTGCGCGTGCTTCGTCGTTCTTCATAATGGTTTTTCCAAGCCATGTTCTAAGACTTTGCAGCGCTCGAGTAATCAAGGAGAATACCAGAACGCGCTTAAAAAGCCCGGAAACACGCTTGCTGAACGTGTTCATGCTGTCGGAAACCTTCTTCGCGGCGGTCTCCATTCGCTCTGTTGCGCCGCTTGCGTTTGTGATTTGCTCCGTGAGTTCTCCGGCTTTTTGCTTCGCAGCGTCCAAAGCAGAAGTCTGCGCGATCACTTTGTCCGTGATTTTTGCATATTTCCCGTCCAAACTCTCAACGATCTTGTCCTGCTCTTTTAAGATTGCTTCCTGCTCTTTGATTTGCGCCGCAACTTCCGTCTGCCGTCCGTATGCTGTGATATAAGCCTCCGGAGACGCAGCCACCTCACCGGACGTGATCTGCCGAAGCCGCTCGGATTCCGACCGCAACGATTTCAGCGCATTTTCTGCCTGTTTTGCAGATTCTTTTGCTGCGTCAAGCTGAGATTTCAGGCCACTTTGCTCTCCGGTGCTTTTTTTCAGTTCGGCTTCCATCTTGTCGATTTTCGCCGTCAGTTTATCAAGCTCCTTCTGCGCGTTTTTTGCGTCGACCTCCGCTTGAACAACGATTCTTCCATCTGCCATTTTCTCACCACCTTATTTTGAAATGCCCCATGCGGCGAGAACGTCTTTCTCTGCCTCTGTGTATGTAACTTTCAAATCGATTATATCCCTGTTCTTTCGGTAGAACTCCCGCTCCTGCTTGTCCAGAGGCTTCCCGTGTGCCTTTTTGTCCCGAATACGAACCACTTGAGCAAACAGGCAGTCTCCAATCTCCTGATAGTAAGACAGGAACGACCACCAGTGCAGATACTCAAGCGACCGAACCTCGCAACCGGCGATTCTGTTCACGGGGGCAATAATCATGTTGAAGTCCTGCTCCCATGACATCAGCACGGGTTCCCGCTTCTTTTCTTTGCGTTCTTCCCCACGGTCTATAAACCGGAAACACTGGTTCAGAGCTTCCTGATAGTCGCTGGATGGCATTTCCTCAAAGTCGGGATAGAAGATTCTCAACGATGCCTCCGCCTTGTCCTGCTCGTCAAGCTCTCTATCAACAAGGGCGGTGAGGATATCCAACACCGCCCGATAGTCAGACCGGATTTCGTATTCTGTTCCGTTTACATTGACCGATGTCGGTAAAGACCAGATTACTTTTTCCATCTTTCCATATATTTCTTGATTCTCGGGTTCGTAGCCTTCTGTTCTCTCGCAAAGGTAGTGTCGATCTGGTCGATGATGCCGAGCATCAGATTGCTCCATACAGGCAAACCGTCAGCCAGTGCGAGGACGTTCATAGAGCCGAAAAGAGGCGTGCAAAGCGGAACCCCGAAAAGGCTGTCGATCGTATCGCGCATTTCGTTGCTTTCTCGACGCGCAATCTCAAAGATTTCTTTTTTGTTCGCGTTCTTTTCCACTTCTGCCTGATATTTCCGCTGACGATCTTCCAAGCCGTTGAACACGTCAAAAATTTTCTCTACAATTTCTGCGTCTGTCGGGTTGAACTCGAGCGTTACTTTGTCGTTGATGTTGATTTTTTCAACGCCAGTTGCAATCTTGATGTCCGCCATCTATCGTCCCTCCTTATGCCGCGTCCGGCGTAAACGTAATTTCTCCGTTGGAACCAACCGCCGCAGTGCCGGTGATTCTCTCGCCGCCCGGCGTTACCGTAAGCGGCATACCTACGAAGCCGCCGCCTTCGCCGCCAAGACCTGTCGCCTCGATTGCAGCGCCCTTGTATCTCTCTGCAAAAACAGCCGTTTTCTTCGTGCCTGCGTAATGATGCACGATAAGAATGTCCTGATTCGCCAGAGCCGCCGCGTTCTGTTCCTTAACGGCGAGGTTCCAGATATGCGTAAGCGCAACATCTCCGGCATCGAGTTCGCACGGTTCAAAGTCCTGCGTAATGATGGGCTTTTTCATCGTGGTTCTGGTCGTGCCGATGATGTCCTTTTTGGAATCCTTCTGCCAGTCGTATTCCATGCTGGAATCCGTTACGCGCGTCCCAAGCGGCGACCATACGGCGGCGGGATCAGTACCCGTATTCACACAAAGAATCAAAAGTTCTCTGTCTACAGGCTGCCCAGCAACGGTGTTAAAGGTCATATTTTCTGCCATAGTTAAATCACCTCATATTTCATCTTCATTAAGATTTGATGGTCTTCCGAACCGTCCTTGTATGGGTAAAGTAACGCCGCGCGGCTGGATACATCCATGCGCCGGACGCGGATTCCATCGCCCAAAGACGGATAATTCTGCATCGCCCAGTCTCCGAATCGATTCAGCACTGCGTCCGCTTTCAGGCGCTTGTCGTTGCTGCTGCCTGGGAAGATACGGGCGATAATTTTGAACTGGTATTCTGCTTCATGCCCGCCCAAGATGTATTTCTGTGTGATGTATGTGCCTGGAATCACGGACAGAGCCACGCTTGCAGAATCAGCGGCGAGGAACTCATAATTGATGGTTGCAGCCGGGAGATCGTCATCCGAAAACGAGTTTACCCAGACCATCATTTTTCTGGATATGTCCTGTTCTTCCTCGGAAGAAACAAGCTTTTTTTCTTTTTCAGAGCCCATTTTTCACCGCCTTATCTGCAACTCGAATCCATTTGTCAAGGTTCTCAGCCTTTGAAGCCTCGAACCAGTGTGATTGTGCCTGCGCGTGTCCGGATGTCGTGAACACAAGGTTTTTGTCTGTCAGAACCTTCGTCCCGCCCTTTGGCGCGTATGTGCTTCCAGTCTCCGGGTCAACCATAACTTTCCCGTAATACAGAAACCGTGCATATGGCCCCGGATAGATGATCGCATTACCGTCCACAAGTGTTCTCTGGTCGAGAGAGCCCGTCAGGAACGGCACATACGGGCTTGTGTCCTTTTTTACCTGTACAGCAACAATGTGTTCGGCTTTTGTGCAAGCCCGTGCTATAGCCTCCTGAAGCTCGTCAAAGCCATCGGTTTTCACACTGAATTTCAGCATTACGTGCCTCCGACCTGCCAGTGCTGCATAGAAGGACTGCCGAAGTCCTTCATGTCCACCTTTGTCACTTTGTACACATCGTCGTAAAACATCTCAATCTGTTCTTCCGTCTTGTCCGGCTCGACTACTTCACCTTTCACAAAGAAGGTAGTGCCGCCGTTACCGTCCGTGGATAGCGTCCAGATTTTGCTTTTATCAGTTGCTCGCCAGAACTCTTGCGGTCCGACATAGCGCTTCTCCGCTCCTGTCACGCCGTCTACGGCTGGCGAGGAAAACGGAATGTACAGATTCACCGCGTCCGCTCCTTCAAGCCCGCTCGCGCGGACGTTGGCAGCTTTCGACGCTTGGAGCATTACGCCACGAATCACTGTGATATAGCGTTTCTGCGTGTCATTGAAATCCTGGTCTTGCTCCTGCGTGACGTTGTAGATTGTTACGGTGTGGGGGGCGTACATGCAAAACACCTGCCTCTGTAAAGAAGCCCGGTATGGGCTAGATATTCACGCGCTACGCTTGCAAGAGCCTTCTTCGCCTCCGAAGCCGCTTTCAATGCAGACACGGAAGAATCACCGCCGCTGCGAAGCGTCCGGGAATAGCCGCCTACAGTCTCGCTCTGCAATTCTCCTTCGTCAGATGCAAGCCCGGCGGACACATTTTTTCTGGCAAGCTCCTGTGCCGTGTCGATCAGCATATACTGGTCGGCTAAGGCACAGCAGCACATTTTTACAGCATCCAGCTCTGCAAAATCCTTTGCTCGGTTTTGCGTGTAGTAGTCAAGGAAGGAACTGGCGCGTGTCGCCAATCTGCAAAAACTATCCGCGTCTACAGTTCCCATGTAAGTATCGCAGTAGTATTCATAATCAGCGTAGATCATCACTCCACCCCTTCCAGAACAGCCAGAATTTCAGCCTTTTTCATGGAACTGTTGACCCCTTCCACCCCGTTTTCCTCAGCATAATCGAGAAGCTGTGCTTTCGTCATGCCGGAAAACGTGGGCGGTTCAGAGGCAGGCGCTCTCAACAGTTCATTTACCCCCCCGCCGAGATCGTGCCGACTACGATGCCGTCCATGCGCTCTGCGAACAGCGCCATACCGTTGATAACGGTATCGGAGGCGGTCATGTTGGTGTAGTCCGGCTCCTCATGGATGCCGATATAGCCGGTTGCGTCGGTGGTGAAGTCAAACACTTCGCCAAGATCTGCGCCGTTCACGGGGATGTAATACAGAACAATGTTGTCCTTCGCCGTAGCGTAGATCTTACCCTTCGGAACACTGGAATTGAAGATTACAGTGCCAAGGCCGAGGAAGTTCTCCACGTAGGTCATTCCGAAAGCGGTCTGCAAGGTAATGTTCGCCGTTGCGAGGTAGTCTGCCACATCCAGAGGGTTCATGAAATAAACCGCACCGATCTCGTCGTCCTCGAACAGAACCTGCAACTGCCCCCACGCCTGCGCAAGGGTAGCCTGGAATGTCGTGCCCGTCGCCGTTCCTGTGCCGGTGGCGAGGAACGCAAAGAAGTCCTTCCGGATGCCCTTCTGCACGTCCTTGAGCATCTCGTCTGTGGTCATTTCCACCGCCTGATCGTAGCCACGGTCGGTGATAGCCTCAGCAGACGTTGCCTTTCTCCACTTCTTGAGCGTGATCTCCTGATAGTTCACGGCTTCCGTTTTGTACTTGCTCAGGGGAATGGTTTCACCTTCCGCCACGGCACCATCTTCCAGCGTGCCGGTAGCCTTGTAGCTCTTGAGCACGGTGCCAGCCTGCTTTGCGATTTTGCGGGTAACGCCAAGAGCCTCCATCAGCTTCTTGATGGAATAGCCGAACATTTCGGTAAATTCGATCTCGCGAACTCGCGCAAGATCAGCTTTTTTAATCAGCTTAGGATCAACAGCCATAATTAATCTTCCTTTCTAAACAAATCCATATTTGCGGCGATTGCAGCGCGCCGCTCCGCTCTGTCAGTGATTTGCATGATATCGTCTTTCGTCATCGCCTTGCCGCCGTCGTTGAGACGTGCGCCCATGTCCACACGGACAGAAGGCTTGGATACAAGTCCTTTATAAGTTCCTTCGATAAGTGCATCGAGGCTCTTTGTGTCCTTGATTTTCTCACCGTCCATCTCCAATGCGGTCATTTCCTCGCCGCAGCCGCGCATGGCAAGATCGAGATTTGCGCCTGTGATATTTTTGCTTTCAAAGTAAGCCCGAACAGCCTTTTCCTTTGCCGCCTTGCTTTCCTTTGCTGTGATGCCGGATTTATATGCTTCGAAGTCCGAGTGTTCTTTTTCGTACTTCTCCTTATATCCGCCATCGCCCGCCGCCTTGAGGTCTTCCAACTGCTTTTGAACGCCGGGCAGTTTCTCCGCATCAGCCTTGTACTTGCTGACATCAGCCTTCAAGCCGTCTACGGTATCGGTATGTGCTTCAATGATGGTGTCCACCTGTTCGTCGGTGAGTCCCATGCCTTTCATTAATTTTCTGGTCAGTGCCATTTCTATCTTCCTTTCCTTTGTCCGCAGTTCGTCGCGGCGATAGATTGTATAAAAACCGCAGTGCTTCGCGGGTTTTACCTGTAAATTATTTGTAGAAAACTTTTGTCCTTTCTGGTTGCTCCGGCAATCCTGCCGCCTTGCTGAACCTGCTATATTCTGCGTTCAGCCGCCGAAGCTTTATGTTCGCGGCGGTCGCGTCCTCGGAAAGCCCAGCTTCTTTGTATGCGTTTCTAAGCTTTTTCTGCGCGCGGATTTGACGCTCTATGCGGCGCTGCATCTGCGTCGCTTCATAGGCTGTGTAAGTTTTTCCATCAAACGTGCAGCCAAGACCATCGTCGATATGCTTGAGCTGTTCGTCTGTGTAAGTTCGCTCCGAAACGCCGGGAATAAATGGATATTTGTGATGGCGGCAGTTCGCGCCGGTCAGGCCATCAACATATCCATAGCCGGTAGTCTCCACAAGGTCATCGTAAAGCCCCAGCGGGTCAGGTTCGCCGTTTTCGCTCTGGTAATAAACTTTGCCTTGCCACTCTTTGTGTGAAGACCACGGCGAAGCGCCCGGCTTGTCACGCGCCCCAGAGTGCGCAGACACTTCAAAGTATCTCGTATCAAGGTACTCTGCGCTTTGGTTCGTGTACTGGTCGCAGATCTGATTCACGCCGGTCATGACGGCTCTCCGAACAGCAACGTCGATGTGGTCAACGTGTCCGCTTTCGTAATTCACAACTTTCAGACCGCCTGCAAGCTGCTGAACAGCAGACTTGATCGCCTGATTGTAGCTGATTGCCCCACTCTGAATCTGCATGACAGCAGAATCTAACGCCCACTGATATGCACGCGCGGGTGGAAGCATCGTTCTGCCTTTGTCCACCAGAAACCCCATAGACTGTGTGATGTTATGAAATTCGTCAAGCGTCTGCGCTCTGATTGCTTCGATTGTCGCAGCGTTCACCAGAATATCAGGCTGTGTCAGCCCTGCCATGTCGATAACCGATGTGAAATACTTCTGGTTTCTGGCAACAACGTCACCGAAAAGCTCCTTGAGCTTCTTCTCGCTAATTCCAGAGGTCTTGCGGATTGCTTTTTCAATCTCCTTCGTGCCGATACCATGCGAACGAAGCGCTCTGATTGCCTGAACAGTCACTTCGTTCAGCTGGTCTTTCAGCGCAAGCCTACTGCATATTTCATCGAGAAGCGTATCTTCCAATCCTCGGAACAGTTCTGCCAGTTCTTCCGGCAGCGCGTCAAGGACTTCCGGATGAAACGGATATTTCATTTGCTTTCCTCCGTTTCACAATATCATCGTAATGCGGTTTTACCCGTATCACGTTCCAGTCGCATTCTTCCGGTACTCTGCCGTAAAATATCACCCATTCCGGAGATAGCCGCTTCATCATTTCCTCGTATCCGCGCAGGAACAGGCGTTTGCTATCCTTGTTTGCCTGCGTCCCAACCGAAGAAACCGCCACTATGCCGCCGACAGGCTCGCCATCGAAGCACCAATCATAGCTCCTCTCATCGCTCCATGAGATCGTCGGGTAAACCGTCATCCCGTGCATCTGCCAGTATGCCGCTAACCAGTGCTTGCGGTAATGGTTGTATAATACCGGCTCCGCCGCCTCCAGCGCCTCCAGAACTTCCACGGCCTCCCATCACTCCACCTCCTGCTGCTGTTCAGTTACCATGTCCTGCGCCTTTGGGATTGCAGCCTTTGCGGTTGCCTCGTCCTCGTTCATCCAGCGCATACGGAACTCCCAGTCGTTCATAATCCCAGCGTCCAGCAGTTGCATATCTCGCAGGAAGTCCGTCTGCTTGTCCTCGATGATAGAATCGTCAAAGTCAATAGAAATCTGTACTTCCTCATTCAGGCCAGCTTCCATGTACCTGTTCCCCATGCGGAGCAGCGTCCTGCAAAGATCTGTGATTGCCTGTTCAAGCAAAATCTCATGCTTCTTGATCGTTCGGAACATGGTGCTGTTCTCGCTGATAACCTGCGTCGCTGTAGCAATACTTCCCTGATCGAATTTGTAATGATTCTCACCGAAGCCGCACTTGCTGGAAAGAATATTCAGCATATCCTGCATACCGGTGTTGAACTCCTCGGTACGAAGCGTCATGTCAACAGACTGCAAGATGTTCCCGTTGTTCGCCCTGTCTTCCGGCAAAACGTAATACACAGTCTCACGTTTATCAAAGACCGGTCTTCCGTTCACGTCCCGAGTTGCTTCCGGCTGCACTACAATGCGCTTTTTGCCAAGAACAAACTCATTCACATAGCTGTCATACGTAATATCAACGCTCTTGAGCTGGTCAATGGCATATGCAAACACAGCCACACCAAGCGGATTATTTTCATCGGTGTTCGCGATATTCAGTCTGTCAATGACAAACTGAGGCTTGTCGCTCCCTGTATGTACAACAGGAGGGATTGTTTCAAAGCCCTTTACACTGGTCAGAGGGACTTCTTCGGAATCATACAAATGGTTCTCGATGTCGTACTCGCCGCCGTTCAGCCTGTGAACTTGAATGTATGTGTACTCTGTATCGTCCACCTTTTTTGTAGAGGCGAACGCACACTCTCTGATGATTCCATTGTCCCATGTCAGGGGATAAATGTTCGTCGCGCTGACATAGTTGATACGAATGCGCCCAGAATCAGCAATTTCGGAAGTGTCCGGATTGATGAACATTCCCTCAATGACCGGAACATACGCTATCGTTCCAAGCGCTGCCTTTCGCTCCTGCGATTCGTTCGCCTTGATCTCCCAGTTGTTTTCCGAGAGAATCGTGTCTACGAACTCCTGCTCCTTCTTCCCCTCGAGCGTGATGTTTACCCGCTCGTTCATCAGAAGGTTTGCCCAGTCCTCGCATACCTTTTTCGCCATGCTTACGGAATATCTGTGGCATTCCAATTCTTCAATGCCATTCCATACCGTGTAACTGTGGAAGTCCTCGACATTCCCTTTGTACCAGTCTCCCCACACTCCGATCAGCTTGTAGAAATCGAGATCAACGGTATCGAATCCCATCTCCTTTAATGCTCTGCGTATGTTCACTCTTTCACCGTCCTATCGTATGCCCGGCGCGTTCCAGGTCTTTGTAATATGGCTCTATGCTGTACTCAAACGCATCGAGGCTGTCAATATCGGATGTCCCATCGTCAAGTCGCTCGTCCTCGAACTTATCCGGGTCATAAATTGCTGATTGGAACGCATCGATCAAATGCGGGCAGTTCCGCGAAACCTTGAGCCTGCCTTGCTTCATCAGCAGCACAACCAGTCTGATTCTGTCTGTGATCTGCATTTTCAGCGCGTTCTTGACCTGTGTCCCAAGATTCTGCTTCTGTGCCGTATGATCTAGCCCACGAATCAAAATTGTTTCCGCGCTGTCTGCCCGCGTCTGGCTGTATCCGTATTTCGATGTTATCAGCTTGCAAAACGTAGCAAACCGCCTGTTCAGCGCGTCAGGGTCGATCTCTTCGTTCTTGATGTATTCCTCTTCCAGTGCGACCACGCGATAGTCTTTTGTGATTCCAGTCGCTTGAAACTTCGTTGCAGACTTCGTGCCGCCGAAGTCAACGCCGATGGAAATAACGGAAAACTTTGTATCGTTTTCTTCCACCCATTTGATAGGGTCGTCAATCAGATACTTTTCCGTGTCGTTGGCAAAGTCCTTGTAAACAATTCCCTCCGCAGCTACCCACAGCCCACGCACATAGCGGTCGTAGAATATCCCGGCGTACATGTTCTCATAGCGCTCAAGCGTCCTTTCGCTCAAGCCGGGGTTATCCCGCATTTCGAAATGTAGGTAAAGCGTGTTCCGTTCTCTATGCCGCTTTATCCATTCCTGATAGAACCAGTGGTGAGGGCTTCCGGGGTTGCAAGAGAACCACAGCTTTGCACCGTCCACAGAGCAACGCGCAAGTGCCTGCTCCACAAAAGAGCGGGGCATAAGTACAACTTCGTCCAGCAGCACGCCAGCTAACGTTCTGCCTTGAATCAGCGTATAGCTTGCCTCATCCTTGCCGCCGAAAACTTCAAAATAGTTCGTCACAGCACCGCGTCGCACTTCCATGACCTTATCGCCGCGCCGCCATCGGACGATATAGCGCTCCTTCGCAAGGCTCATCGCCGTAAACGGTACAATGATGTTCTTTGTGCAGCTATCAACCGTGCGGCCACACACACCAAAGCGCTGCCCGCTGAAATTCTCCATCGCCCAGCGTACAAATGCCCACATCATGATGGAGGTCTTACCGGAACGCACAGCGCCGTCGCAGATCAGCGCGTCATACTTGGAATAGGGGAATGCAAGGATTTTCTGCTGTTTTGGGCTAATCATCGCTCCCCAACCCTTCTGCCATTTCACGCAAGCTCTGACTCAGAGCGTCTTCCTTAATCGTATCTGATGGATTTCCCCCAATCATCGCCCATTTGTCGATCAGCGTCCCCATCGCCGTTGTAATCTGGCTGAGGTTTGCAGCCGCGAGTTTATCAGGGTCATTTAGCATCTCAAGCCCTTTCCCAATGAAAGAACATACAAGCTCTTTTCGGGAGTCCATGTACGCGAGAATATCTGCTGTGTTTTCTTCTTTTTTTCGTCTGCACATCTCTGCAATATCTGCATTATTGTGCACAATCTTCTTTACGGTGTTCGG